GGGCAAACCAGAAAGAAAATAGACCTAACCAACCAACAGAAAGAGACAAACGACCTATGGGCACAGCATACAACGGCAAAGAACTAAGCAGCGTCAGCGTGGAGCAGATCCGCGCGCTATCGGAAAAAATCCACGAGGCCAAGGCATCGGCCATTGGCTCGATGAAGGAGGCGCTTGAGCTAAAGCACGAGCAGGGGCTTTTGCTGGTGCAAGCAGAGATGGAGCTTGGCGATGCGTTCGACGCATTTGTTGACGGGCTGGGCGAGCAGGGCATCGACCCGAATCTGGCGCGGGACAACTATCGGCTGGCAAAGAAGCACAAGGATCGCGCCTCGCTCTTTGATCCTGCAACGGTGAAGCAACTGGTCTTGCGTGACTTTGCTCCTACTGTGCCAAAGCCTGAGACGGAGAAGGTGGCCGATGTGCCCGCTTACACGATCACGGTGCGCTTCAACATTGACCCGATGGACTCGGCGTTTCCTCGTGCGCGGTTCTTGGCTGAACCTCAGGTGAAGAGCTTGGTGCAAGTGGTGCAGGAGCTTGAGCAGGGATAGTCCGCGTTTGACTGCGGCCTTGACCGATTCAGCATAGGCACATGAGGGTGACGAGGCAGCGTTATGAGGCGCTTGAGCCGTGCCTTATGTGCCATTTCTCGATTGGCTTGCCTAACGCATGGGCGGCAAGGCTATTGGCAACACAGAAGACATGGCCGGGCAAGGTAAGACGCAGGCGGGGATTGCCTGTGCCGAGTAGGGCAGAAGCCAATAGGCGGACGGCTGTTAGGGCGGGCAATGCTCAACCAGAGACTTGGGGTAAGCGCAGGCCAGACACGGTTGAGGCGTGGCAAGCGTGGGCGCTTAACCGAGAACAGAAACAGCTGATGCGCCATGATCGTCAGACATCGTGGAGCAAGGCCGTTGGCTGGTATCTAATGAACCGCCCCAGCGTCTTAAGCAAGATGGCCGTTTATGCGCGGAAAAAATACAACGCAGATCCGCAATACCGTTTTAAGTGCTTAATGCGGAACCACGTGAAGCGCATATTCAGAAAAGCCAAAACCAAGAAAGAAGGCAGGACAATTGAATACCTTGGATGCTCAATGCTCCATGCGCGCAGGCACATAGAAAAGCAATTCAAGAAAGGGATGCACTGGAACAATCACGGAACCGTGTGGCATATCGATCACATTATTCCGTTGGCTGAATTTGATTTAACTGATCCGATGCAACGCAAGCGCGCCAATCACTTCACAAACCTCCAGCCGCTTTACGCTGCCGAGAATATGCAGAAGCGCGACAAAATCACGCAGGCGCATCAACTTGCTCTGTTGTAAGTGCTTGCCCCCCATTACGAAAGCTGTCATAGCACTGCGTCGCAAGTGCCCGATAATCTTCGATAATTTCCCGCGAGCCATAAGCATTGACATTTGCTTATAGGCTTATGAGCCAGACCCAACTCGCCAAGGCGCTTGGCATCAGCCAGCCCGCCGTTGCTCAGTTGGTAAAGAAGGGGATGCCCACGGGCAGCGTCGAGGAGGCGCAAGGCTGGCGCACGGCCAATGTGGGCCAGAAGCGAGGGCGCAGAGTTAGCCAGCCGACAACGCCCATCGGCCTCTCCGCCCTGCCCGAACTGCCCGACGATCTCGCCGTCACCGACAAACTCCGCCGCATTGCGGTCAATGACTTTGAGCGGGCCAGCACGATCCAAGAGCGCAGCGCCGCCAGCCGCACGGTGAAGGACGCGGAGGAGGCCCACGAGATCCGCAAGCGCGACCTCGTGCGTTCCGAGCAAGAGTCGCAAAACCTCATGCATCGAGACCAAGTGCAGACCGTGATCGCCGAGGAAGTCGGCAAACTCCGCGCCCTGCTTGAAGCCATGCCCGGCGCCATAGCTATGGCAGCCAACCCGCACGACCCCGAACTGGCCCGCGATGCCGTGGCCGACTATCTGGAGCAAGTCTTTTCCACCTTGAGCAACACAGGCAATGCGCTGCGAGTGGATTCCAGATAGCCGCGAGAAGGCGCTGGCAATGTGGCGGGCCCAATGGGTGCCGCATCCGCGCCAAAGCGTGACCGAGTGGGCCGAGGCCAACTTGTCTTTCTCGTCCCGCTTCACCTCGTCACCGGGGCCGTTCCGTGTCCGCAGCTACCCATACATGAGGGAATGGTTGGACTGCTTCCACCCCGCCAGCGGCGTCCGCTCGATGGCGCTGCTCTGCGGCGCCCAGGTGGCAAAAAGCACGGCCATCCAAGTAGGCATGGCCTACCGCCTCGTCCGCGCCCCGGCTCCCGCGCTGTGGGTGCTTGATACCCAGACCAACGCCCAGAGCTTCAGTGAGTCGCGCTGGCAAGTGATGATTGATGACAACGAGGTTTTGCGCGCTCAACTCCCGCGCAACAAAGACAAATTCAAGAACCTCGACCAAGCATTTGCGCGGATGCATCTCTGGTTCATCGGCAGCAACAGCCCCGGCAACCTCGCGGGCCGCAGCATTTCGCTCCTCTGCTTAGATGAGGTCGATAAATACAAAACGAAAACCAAGCAAGAAGCCGCCGCCGTGCAGCTTGCCGTCCAGCGTGTCGCGTCCTTTCCGATGCATCTCATCGTGATGACCAGCACCCCCACGACTCAGGAAGGCTCGATATGGAAGGCGTGGCTGGAGGGCGACCAACGCCGCTTTTGGTTGCCGTGCCCGCATTGCGGCGAGATGACGCTGTTGTCCTGGCCGATGATGAAATGGGACGATGACGCCCGCATTGACCAAAACCAATGGGATCTGAAGCGCGTCCGCGAAACCGCCCGCCTTGAGTGCCCGCATTGCAACGGCCACATCACAGACGCGCTCAAGACCAAGATGCTGCGGGGAGGGGAATGGCGCGCGGAGAACGCCAACGCATTGCCGGGCCATCGCAGCTACCACTTGTCCGCGCTTTACTCGGTTCGTCGCAGCTTCGGCGCGCTGGCCGTCAAATTCCTGCAAGACAAGTCCTCGCTTATGGGCCTGCAAGATTTTGTGAACAGCATCCTCGCCGAGCCGTGGGAAGATGCCATGACCGACGAATCCCGCCCGCTGACCGTAGGCGAATACAACCTCCGCGCCGAACCCGAAGAAGGCACCGCCCGCATCATGGCCGTGGACGTTCAACAAGACTGCTTCTACTTCGCCTGTCGCGCTTTCGCCAAAGACGGCAGCAGCAAACTTGTGGACGAGGGCCGACTCACCACCTGGGCCGACTTGGAATTTAAGGTGCAGGAACTTGGCCTCGACCAGCAGCGCAACATTGGCGGCACGATGGCAAAGCTCGTGGTGGTGGACTCAGGTTTCCGCACCGACGAGGTGCTCGATGTCTGCCTCCGCAATCGCTACATACCGGCCAAGGGCGAAGACCGCGCGGACGGCTACGGCGTGAAATTCGGCAAGACGCTCCGCAAAGCCATCTCCGTTCTTAAGCCGTATCGTCGCGGATACTTCCTCATGCTGTTCTCGTCACCCGCCGCGCAAGACGTTTTGGAATGGCTACGCGGCGGCAAGGGCCCGGCGTGGACGGTGGCCGCTGATGCCTCTGAGGAATACAAGGCGCACCTGGATTCGCACCGCAAAGTGGTCAAACGCTCTCCGCTCACGGGGCGTGAGAACTACATCTGGAAGCAAGTCGGGCGCCGTCCTGACCATATGCTGGATTGTGAACTGATGATTCTGGCGCTGGCCGAATACGGCAACATCATCAAGCCGAAGTTAGACGATTCTACAGAGTAAAACCCACTTTTTCCTTGCTTACGCAAGCCGCTTGCGTAGTTTGGTGGCGTATGAGCAAATTCAACATCCTAGAGATTGCCGCTAATTTTAATGCGGCAACCGACTACGACATCGAAACGGCACTTAGTTTGACCTCAATCATCCTTCGCCACGCGCACACGGTTCAGCTTGCCCGGATAAAATCCGCCGATCCTCAACTAGAGCTTCCCATTGAGATCGGCAGCGATGCGCCGTAGTATCGCGCGTGTGAAGTGCCCTAATTGCAACAAGCCGCTGCCGCCGAGTTTTGTGGATACGCGGGCCGTGGGCGGCAAGGGCGGCAAGGCTTCGGGACCGCGCAAGGCGAGAACAAAGGCGCAGGCCACAGCCGCAGTTGAGGCCCGGTGGGCCAAGTATCGAGCCAAACAAAAGGCTACACGCGCCGATTGACACCGCCGCGCGTGAGCAATGTCTCCGCGCTCCTTTGTTTTCTCAGTCTGGGTAGCAAACAACAAAGACGCGACAAAGACAGTCGCGGCGCTTGAGGCCATCGCCTCCAACAACTTCACCGTCGCCAAGGAGGGCGGGCGCGTTCTCGTCAGCGCCAGCATGGGTGGCAAGAGCTACTCCTACTCGCTCCCGCCCGACCAGACCGCAGGCACCGTTGCGGATCTGGCGTTCTATTGCTGGAAAGAGATTAAGGATCTCAGCGCCGCCAATTTGGAACTCTGGCTGACACGCAAGACCAGCAAGACCGCCATCGCGGCCTTCAACTACCCGCTGCACTGATGAAACTCGCCGACCGCTGGAAACTTGTGACCAAAGCCTTTAGCCCGAAGGCGCAAAGCTACGATGCCGCGCGGCCTTCGATTCAGCGTCGATTCCCTTACAACGCAACCGCGACCGATAGCCACATCGACGTATCCGGCGCCGACCGCGAGCGGCTGATGAAGTTGAGCCGCTGGGTTTACAACAACATGCCCTTTGTCCGTGGGCTGATCTGCGAAAAGGCCAGATACGCCACAGGCACAGGCATCCGCCCGCAGGCTCGTTCTGGCGATGAAGCGTGGGACAACGCCGCCGAAACTTTTTTTGAGCAATGGTCGCGCGTGGCCGACATCCAAGGCCGCTACACTTGGCGCGAGATGCAGCGCATCGCCTCGGTCGCTATCGACCGCGACGGCGAGGTTTTCTTCCGCGCTACCGCGCAATCGACCGGGTATCCCGCGCTGCAACTCATCCTTGCCCACCGCATCGGTGATGCGCGCTCCTCGATCTACGAGCCGAGCAACCCGACCGCCCGCGAAGGCGCGCAGAACATCATCGACGGCGTGGTGGTCAATCCGCAGCTACGCCCGATCTTCTACCGCCATTTGGTTGGCGATGGCGTTGACCCCGCGCAGCGTTTTGAAGACATCCCCGCGCAGCAACTCATCCACGTCGGCGAGGCATCGGCCGGCGACGAGTTGCGCTACGTCACGCCGCTCGCCCCGTCCATCAACCACCTCCGCGATGTGTCGGACGCCATCTCGTTTGAGAAGATGGCGCTCAAAATTTCCTCCTACATCGCCCTCGCCATCAAGTCGAGCAACCCGCAAGGCGCTGACTTCTTCGGCGAATCCACCGCCAGCGTCAACGCCCAAGACAACAGCGAAGTCACCGTCGAATCCCTCGGCAACGCGGGCGGCGCCATCCCTCGTCTCGGCATGGGCGAGGACTTGATCTCGTGGACATCGAACCGCCCCACGCAAAACTTTAGAGACTTCTGCGACCTTCTCCTCCGCGAAGTCTGCCTTAATATCGGAGTGCCGTGGGAATTTGCCGCGCGGCCCGCCGATGCCGGCGGTGCGGCCCTGCGCGCCGTCCTCGTCCGCGCCCAACGCACCTTTGAGCAGCGCCAAGCCCTGCTGATCGACCGCCTTTGCTCCCGCGTCTGGGCGCACGTCATCACGCTCGGTATGCAGCGCGGCCTCATCCCGCAGAACGAAAACTGGTGGCGCGTCGAATGGCAGCGCCCGGCGGCTGCGTCTGTGGACTACGGACGCGAAGCGCAAGCCAACTTGAACGATGTCCGCGCGGGCCTCCGCACCTACTCCGAGGACTACAGCGAGCGCGGCCTTGAGTGGAAAGACCAACTCCGCCAGCGCGCCGTTGAGGCCAAGTATCTGGCCGACTTGTCCGCAGAGTTTGGCATCAGCGCCGACAGCATCGCCACTTTCAATCCCAACCCTGCACCGCCGACAAACAACGGCAGCGCATTGACACCGCAGCAAGCGCAATGAACGCGCGCCATTGGTATGCAATTCAACAGACCGCAGACGGCGAAGCCGAAGTGTCCATTTATGATGAGATCGGTTTTGGTGGCGTCACCGCAAAATCCTTTCTTGCCGAACTCAAAAAACTTTCCGGCCAGCGTGTTC